CATCTTCTTCGTCATCAAGCTTTTCCTTTCGGGTTATTGAATATGTTTTCCTCATTCATAACTCTAAATGTCATGCCATGATGTTTAGCAAACGCTTGTGCTGCTGCCCATTTAAAGGTATTCAATGCGACCGCTGCCTTAGCCTTTTGAGATTTAGCTTGTTCTAAGAACGTCTCCTTGGCTGGCTTTACTTCGATAATCTCTGCCTTTTGACTACCTTTAGCATCCACATAAGTTACCACAAAATCTGGCACATACACGGTATATTTACCGGTAAAGGGATTCTGGTAAGGTATTTTAAGGGATTCGCTTGCCCAACTAGTAAAGTTTGGATTTACATCGAACATTTGCATAACCTTAAATTCCCACGAGGATCGAAATATAATAGGATAGGTTCCTACATACTTGCTAGGATTTATAGGTTTGTATTGTCCTTGAACATAGGATCTCATTTAAGACCTTATTTCTCTTGCCTGTAGGCTGTATCTATTATTGACAGTCGTAACAACACCTACCTGATTTCCTGGATCTCTATAGAGATTAAATGTTCTGTAGGCATTAGGGCTAAGAAGTAGTTTCTGCTCGACCTCAGATTGTTCAAGGAGAGCCTGTGGAGTCACACCAATGGTTGCAGCAATATCAATTGCAAGTCCAGACATAGTATCAGCATACATAGAACTCGCTCCACGTGACAAAAAATAACATTTTGTTGAATTATATGCCGCAGGAGAATAGTTGCCAACAACACCTCCGCCCAACGCTGCCTGAGAAACAGATCCAGCACTCGGAAATACAGTGTCTCCGGAGTTATATTTGAAGGTATTTGTAGGATTACCATTTACTGTCCTGACAGTCTTTTGCGTACCCAGGTAGGTAAGCATCTGTGAACTAAATCGACCAATAGATGGGATATTAGAATTAGCCACCGTTGCCACCTATTCTGTTTACATCGCGATAGGATGTTGAATCTCTTGTCGCGGCCGATTTGAATGACCTTGCCTGCACAGGAGGATTTCCAGCGACGTGATATGGCGTAGGATTAATCTGCGCCAGGCCGTTTAGAACACTTGCGCTAATTGGTCTGGCTACCTTGTCTGAAAGAAAGGAGCCTGTGACAGTGCCTATAGCAGCCTGAGTATTTTTACCAATGCGTTGAAGTATAGGATTGTCGGAATTTAGTAATGGATTGTTTGATTCAACAAAATCCATTAATGTTGTGTTGAATGCTAATGCAGGCAATTCTAAGAATTCACCGTGCTCAAATTGCTCAATAGATGAATTGTTATTTGTCTCTCCGCCACCTAATTTCATATTCTGAATTGTATAATATGCATACTCGTACTCAATTGAGAATGTTAATTCTAATGTTTTTCCGCTTTCAGAATAATTTAATACATCGTGTGTGAATGCTGCAATTCGGGGATTAACAAGAGTGACCTGGTTAAATCTTCCGCCGTGTACCTGATAGACATCGATGGACTGAATTAAATTTCGTATATTTGAAACAACAGGTAAGTTAAAACCAAAACCGTGATTATCTAAGGCATCGCTGACTATGTTTTGCAATGATGCCTTATCTCCCAGTGTATTAGTTGGTAAATTTGCACCAGACGGTGCATTGCTTTGAAACAGTTCCTTAACACTTGCCGGCAAATTAGCAATTGCCGGATTCAATGTAGGAGTAATGTTCTGAATAAGAGTTTCAACTGAATATGTCTTGTTCTTCTCTTGCGAAGATTTGGCCGAATTCTTACCGGGCTCTGTTCCGTCTCCAAAATAATATCTATAATACATTTCCCAGAATTTCAGGGTCTTACCATCTACTACATCGTGAAATACCATCTTAATGGGTTCAAATACGATCTTACTTTGACTTATACGTTTTCTATTATATTGATTGAGTGCTTCTGTATCAATTTTCATAGAGGGCATTTCGATAGACTTTACTAAAGGTTGTACCTGAGTCCACGAGGGGTTATTAAAGAATTGAGAAATATATCTACTTGCTGTGCCTACATTATTTAGATTTATGTTTATATAAAATTCAAACGGAAGACGCGGCTGGTTCCTATATAGGGCAAGTGCGTCTTGATTGAAATTATAGGTAGCATGGCGCGAGCTCTTTTCATAAAAGAACCCTGCACCAGTTAGAGATGTGAATAAACTCGAGAAGCTAGGCACTAGCCACCTCCAAAATTTCGCTATTAAGCGAAAGTAGTACCACCAGTTGGGCTGGCGATATTTGGATATGGATTTCCGCCGACTGTTGTTCCGTCGTTTGTATTTGGTCCAGATACGTTTGTTGCGTTGTCGAAACGAATGCTCAATGTAACTTCGTTTGGTTCGCCGCTTGCGTAATCGCCATCAGCATAGGTTGCATTTTGAATAAAGCATCCGTCTAGGACCCAAGACTCTAATGCATCGTTGTCAGTACCGTCAAGTGATTGAATTTCCATTGCAAATTTGTAGTTAATACCGGCTACTGCACTAGTTTGTTCAAAGTGGTTCATCTGCTTTTGAATCTGTGCGCCAACAGACGAAATAACTGAGTTTGTAATATCATCACGTAGCTTAATTTCGATTGGCTCAAATGAGTGCTTACCCATGATCCATGCTACTGAGTTGTAGGAATCTAGCTTGATATCTTCATAGGTGATTTTTGGACGTGTAACAGTCATAACGTTTGCAGTCATTTCACGTAATCCATTATTCTCACCGAAGTTCTGCCAGATAACTCTGAAACGATACTTTTGCTTAGGATGTAGAATACCAAGCTTGTTTCCGTCTAGTGGAACACCGAATTTAGCTAAATTTGCCATCTTTTTCTCCTGCCTTTAAAGCTTAATACTATTTATCAAAATCAGAAATTTTTCTTCCAGCGGTGAATCCAGAAAACTCTCGTATAATATAAGCTTCGCCAATGTCATCCCTACATTCATAGGGCAATACACCATACCCGCTTTGCCCCCATTTCGGACCAAACGAATTTGCAATAATCCATGATCCACTTAATAGATTATCGTCATAGCCCACTATAGTAACTGCATGCCCGTGTGATTGTCTATTATCAGTTGTATTTATTAATTTATAAACTTGTTCCTTGAGAGGGCCTCTTAAATTTCGAAATAAACGTCCAATCTTTAGACCGATTATAATAGGGATCTCATCAGTTAATATGTTATTGAAATTATGAGAAAATACATTTTCATAACATTGTACCTTGTATTGAGCTGCTTCTCGATATGCCTCGTCTGACGGTTCTACATTAATTTGTCGACTTCTAAAAGGCCACTTATTTTCGGAACATACACCGTGCTGTTTCATTGAATCTAAAGTTGACTTTAATTCTGCACCAACAAGATTGACCCTTCCTTGTATTTTTCGAGTAGTGTAATACACAAACAACCTTGAAAAATAATTGTATTGATGGTTCTTGTTACAAATAATTTCTGCGGCAGTAAGTGCGGCACTTGCTGTACAACATCCAATTCTGCCTTGCGCAGGAAGATATCTTATATATTTCCTTAAATCAATCATGTCATATTTATCGGCCAAAAGAATGCCGGCACTAGGCCGGCATTCTGTGAATTTACACTATATCAAGGTGCCGATAAGCTTGCACCAGTGTTCTTGATTCTGATTGGAATGTAAATAAATTCAATTGCCTTAACTGGCTGAATTGCAATATCAATCCATAGTTCGTTTCTATCAATACGAGCTGGTGTGTTATTGCTTAAATCACAAACAACCAAGAAGTCATATAATGCACGAAGTGTGATTAATTCCGATAGGAATCTATCAAACCCATCCTTAACTGCCTTACGTGTTGTCGAGTCGTTTGGTTCAAACAAGAACGGCATTGCAAGATTGTTAAGCTGGTAGCGCAAGTAGTTTTCTAGACGAACTACGTTGATACGATCTGTTGCACTTGCAAACGGCTGACGTGTCTTCTGACCAAACACAACAATACCACCCGATGGCATAACGCGAATTGGGTTAATTCCGTTAATGTATAGAATATCGCGCTGACCTTCATTTAGTTTAACAGAAATAAACTGTCCCGAATCATTGACGTAACCAACTGCTGCTGCATTGTTAACAATACCGCGCTGCAAACCTGCTGGAGCAAACCATGGATAAGCCACTTGGTCGTTGTAAGCAATTGTGCGAAGAGCCATGTGCGATGGTGGAACAACAACATCTGTTCCATCAACGTTTGTGCTCAAGCCACTTGGATACCATGCTGCAAAATACTTGCTTGCCGATACAAGGCCGTCTGCACCATTTCCGAGTGCTACGCTTGCATTGCTTGCCCAATTCTGCAATGATGTTCCTGTGGCACTTAATGTAAATGGTGTGTCGCCAACAACAAAACCTGTTTGCTTACGGTCCTCGTTTAGTACAAGCATTTCATCAATTGCTTCTACGTAACCTGGCGCTGCAATCAAATTAAAGTATAAATCTTCTGCACGAATTTCTTCATTAGACGCAATTGTCGATTGAATTGCTTTAACAATAACAATATTCTGTGCTGCTGCACCCATGTAAGGAACACCGGCAGCATTATTTCCAGAAGTTGTTACCCAACGACCTGTCGAACCGTTGTTTGTGTTGTCCGGAGATGCTGTTACGCTGTTGAAAACATACGGATCTTGCCATTCTTTAACATTGTTTGTAGAATAACGAGTATTCCACAACATAAATCCTGCTGGATACAAATCGGCATCCGGTGCATCTGGATCCAAGTCTGGATTACCCGGTCCACCGTTATTTTCGCCGTTACCACCTTGTGTGTAAAGTGGGTTAGAACGTGCGTCTGTAAAGATGATACCGTGGTTAGAAACTTGGTCAGTATTGTCAACCAATACCCATGATGTGCCATTCCAGTAT